TACGAAGCTGTATCGGTTATGCATGCACAACACTTCCCATCTTCTTCGCCCTTCCACCGACAACGACAGCCTAAAAACTAGTAGGACTAGTTGTGTATCATTTAGGCTCAAATCGTAGATTTGGTTGCATGCGGTTGGCAAAAGCAAACTTGCGTTTGTCCTGGTATTTGTTCACAACAACCAGTACGAAGGCCGGTGTCATGAGGACATCTACACCAGACGTGAACGGACAATGATCCGAACACTTCCTTCGCTTTCTTTTGTCGCCGTTTCACGGCTCTTATTTGATAATCAACTCTACACGTGCAAATGATAAGTGATCGCTGACACTTTTTGCACGTTCTCATAGTTCAAACCACCGGATACCGGGGGAATTCCCCCGGATAACGGTCATCGCCAACACCCACAATAGGTGTAGCCGCAGTTAATGCATGGAGCCATGCTGTCCGATATAATCAAGATTAAATCCGTGTATTCCTTCTCTTCCATGCCCATTTGGCAGTCGAGGTAGTAATTAAACTAAACCACTAAGATTGGCTCCAAAACCGCCAGTTAGTGCTTGACTAAACATACGCCAATAACCTTGCCGTTCTTCCTCTGGTACATCATTTTCAATGACAGCATAATTCATCGCTGCAAGTGTCAGAGGACCAATAAAATACGCAGACGGAACTGCGATAGTAGATGTTACCACACCTATTATCGGGCGTGATAACTCCGGATGCATCCGGTAATGAGGTCCATACGGACTAACTTGAGGTTTGGGTCCCGGTGTTCGAGGACCAAACTCTTTAGAATGATACAATGGCAGATCGCTTTCCAACCGATGCATAGTAAATTCGAATAACGTTTCGAATACGAATCTCATAGCAGTCACTCAACCCACTCCTTTGAACATCGCTCACAAACATGATGGACGATGATAGGTGGTTCAGGATCAACCACTGCAGCGTGCACTTGGTTCGAACCACAATATGGACAACTCATACGACTCACTTCTTACGTCGCTTGTTTGTCTTTTTCTTGCTAACTGCAACAAGTTTCTTGGTCGATTTCACACCATCGGTGTATCTATATCGAACCAATTTTCCGTCTTTCTTGAATGTCTTCCCATACTTGTAAGCCATCAGAAGCACACTCCGTTGAGTTGTGCCAGGAGACGATCACTTACACCAAGAAGGTGAAGGAGACCCATACCGAGTAAATACTCGATTCTGTTGTTCTTCAAATGGTTGAGAAGGGATGCAGCGGTGACTGCCTCCTTGACTGTTTCAACTGCTACGGCCTTTTCGATCACGAATAAGCCTCCGCCAAATATCCTTTGTTCATGCCGGGCATAAGATCCACGGCAAGATACATGGAACTAGCACCTGTGTCAAGCAAGTTCCAATCAAAACGAATCAATCCGCAATTAAAGGTTCCACCTTCAATGCGTGTCTTTCCACCTACAGTTGTTCCTGAAACGAAACCAACAGTATGTAGTGCAGCAGATGGTTGGTTATTGACTCCTCCAGGATAAAACTCCAAATCGGAGCCTGCACCAGAATCTGGACCAACACGATATGGTGGCACATCGTTATCATCTGTAATGTCTAGTCGAATCTCATCCAAATTGTCTGCAACGTCAAAAACGTCGTTCATCCATCCACCAGTAGTTGGTGTATTTGGTTCGATATTTTGAGGACGACTTCGAGATAATCCGTAACCGGATATCATGCCCAATGAAGCCCCAGCATCAGGGCCAACAAAGTGCATAGTGCGTTCAAGCGGTGCAGCAGCACCACCATCAACTGGAAGTTGAATTGCTGAATAAATCCATTCACCAGGTTTCGCAGTAAAATCACGACGATCCACTGGAAGCAAAATAGTACCATCTACTGCAGGTGCTGCTGCAGCACTCTGCAATGGTGCCCCGACCATATCACTGTCAAGATAAACCTTGAAATCTCGATAACGAGCAGCAATAGTCGGTTGATCAACCAAAAATTGGTCTTGGGATTTCATCCAGAGCATTTTGGATTTCTTATGTGACTGATGAGCCATCCATGTGTCTGGCACTTTGCTTACATCAAATTCACCAGTAACTGTACTTGCAGTATGAAGTGTCATTCCTGCAACGGCAAACGTTGTGCCTTGACGTAAAAATCTACGATTGGCAGCCGACGTAGCCAGTGCCAAGTCAATAAAGTTCGTAGTATTCGTTGGATCAATATGGAACCAGAGTCTTGTAACTGCTGGTTGAGGTTTCTTAGCCATATTGTCCATGCTATCGGTGATAGTCTATTAGTATTCCCCCGTAGCGCCAGCGGTCAATTCTAGACCTCCCTACGAAGCTGTATCGGTTATGCATGCACAACACTTCCCATCTTCTTCGCCCTTCCACCGA